GTATCGCAAGTGCTGCGTGTGGGAAAAAACGCCCATAATTGTTTAATCGACTCGCGTAGTTAATACGTACAGTGTGTGACTACCTGTACTAGCTACAGCACTTAAAGAGCATCCCTGAGGTATTGTAATTACCATCTTGTCGTCATTGTCCATCAGGAAACCAGTCTCAGTAGTTACGCCTGTATTTCCTATGTAGGTATCGCCTTTAGCGTGTAGATGAACATACTGCGTTACATTGTCTAAACTTACAATCGTCTGCGCCGTCGTAGTTACTGTTACCTTACTGTTAGTCGTTGCCATTATCTTTTATCCTCTTTTATTCCTAACGAGATTTCGTTAGCGATCTCTATGTCTTGCTGAGCGCTTTGATGCCTAGCCGTTACATACTTAGCGTAATCCTTATGATGCTCCCTGGTTAACCAATAGCTGCGCTTATGAGGTAGCTGTACGCCAGTGTGCGCGTACATCTTAAAGCCCATAGCTTTCACACGTATGCTAAAGAATATGTCCTCACCTACCCAGGCCTGGTTAATCGGCATATCTCTATAAAAGCACCATAGATCGCCTTCATTAGTTTTATCTTGATGCTCTCTCATTTTCTCAAAGACTGAGCGATGGATAAGTATGCAACCAGTACCAGCCGCATCTATCTCTACGATACTGTCCTCTGGATATTCGTGCATCGCATATAGCCCAGTGTCCTCACCTATCTTAAAGACGCAAGGGACAGGCTCAGGATAAACATTTTGCGTATCCCACGCAGCGTGGACGATACCGCTGACGATAGGTCTTTCATCCTTATCAGCTGCTGCTATTAGCTTCTTAAAATGCTCTACTGTAATGATCTGGTCTGTATCTATCTGTAGTAACCAGTCGTCGGTAGTTTTCTCCAGAAATGTAGCTACTACTTGATTACGTAAACGGCTTATAACGCCTGATCCTTCAAGACTTATCAGCTGTCCTAGCTGTGACTGACTACGTGCTATATCGATCATACTCGTCGCGAACATCGCGTGCCATTGTCCAGGTGAACAGACGCCTATCGTTATCTTTTCTCTTAGATCCATTTATGTCCCTTATCTCTAAATTAAGTACAAAATTTAGCACTAAACGTACAGTTTAGTACCAATTATGACGCTTATGAAAGTCTAGCGCACTGCAGAAATCACCGTAGCGATGACGCACATAACCAATACCCCAGTGGATCTGGTCTACAGGAGAAGCTAGAAATTTATCTATCTCCTTTTTGCTCTTACCCTTCATATGTCTCTGAGGTATGCCGTAATCGTGTGTAGGAGATTTAGCCTTATATCTCCAGTTACTCTCTTTAGTCCAGAGCTTGACCATACATCTAACCTCGTATGGCTCTACGTGTTTAGCTGCGTAATCTTGCAGGCCTTGCGGTGTTGCTAGTGTTATTGCTAGAAATATCGATCCCATTAGTAGCATTTCTATCTCCTATTAGGTAGATGATGGCTCTCATTAGGTACTGTCTGTTTTCCTCAAAAGACGCTATACCGCTATTACAGTCATGACAGAGTAGGCCTCTTATCTCCTGTGTTTTATGGTTATGGTCTATGGATAGGCGACTTTGTGTATTGTCTACATCGCAGATAGCGCATTTGTGATTCTGCTTTTCTAGCAGCTGTCCATACTCATATTTTACCCTACGCATTATCCATCTGGCTAGATTTCGACAGTTATTACAGTGATGGCGTCTCTTATCATTAGCTTTATTACGCCAGCCAAAATCATTTATCGGCAGTATCTTGTCGCAGGTGTTGCAGTGTTTATAGCCGTTAGGCGTCGCTTTCCGAGTCCGTCTCGTCATCTATGTCCTCATCTGAGTCTGCGTCTAGGCCTAAAGCGTACTGCCTATCCTTCTCGCTTAAACTGTTGAACATAACTAAGACGCTACTTACAGATCTGCTAAGTAATGATTCAATAGCGTCAAAAGATAGAGACTGGTCTGTGTTTATCTGTGTTGATACTTCTCCAATAGATATATCTATCGTTAGTTGCATCTGTATCCCTTCACTGGTAAGGGTTTATCTAGTGGTTTTATTATATTTTATTTTATGTATTTTTATATATATGACCTGATACCAGAGCTAAAGGAGAAATGCCCCCCTACCCCCCATTAATTAAAAATAATTAATAGTGAGTAATGGAGGATCTCTACAGCTGTGTTTAGATCTTGATGACCGTCAACCGTCGCTATCGGAGTTCCTGCCCCAGTCTTACGACCAGATAAAACTATAGACCATACTGGCGACAAAAGAGAAAAGGACTGCCACCGCAGATGGTAGGCAGTCCCAGTCTCCTTACGCGTACCCTCAGTAGCGTAAGCCCATGTATCTATGTAGGCCGAGCCCCCAGAGAGGCTAAAAACGGCCTTACAGCCTCTTTATAGGGCATATAATCGTATAGCCTGTCCTTAGGTATAAACCAGGTTTCCTCACCCTCTAGCTTATACTCGTCTATACGGCCTAAATAAACAGGGTAGTAACCTACTAAAAACAGGGTAGTAAGCGATGCACCCTGCACTAGAAAAGCTACATCGCCATCGCGATCATAGTGACGCAGGATAAGATTATTAGAGCGCGACCAGCGCACCTCGACATTATCGCCTACGTCAGCCTTATCCTTGAAGGTGTTAAGGCCGTTCCAGTCGAGTCCTAATAACCTGGCTACGCCTATCTCAGCGCCGTAAGCCATCTGCATCTCGTACTTACGCTCGTAGTCATTTTTCCAGGGTACGGCTCTAGTGTGAGGGTTATCCGTCTCCTGTGTTTTCTTTGACCACTCGATAAAGAAATCTGCCGCCTGTCTAGCTAATTTCATATCTAGATCGTGTAAGGGTAGCGGCCTCATTTTTTCCAGGGTTTACCCTCTAATGACATTGGCGTGCATTGTTCAGTGTATGGCTTACGCTGACAAAATAGACCCTCGTATGGCTTACCGCTATTACTTGTCCCAGATCTATAAACGCGGCAGGCCATCTCTCTATGGTTGCAGTATGGCTCACCCTCAGGCGGTACTACTTTCGTAGGCTCTGCCTCTGGTCGCTGTTGATCTAAAAAGGCTGCTAGCTCAGGGTTATCAGTCTCTACAGCTTTAAGAGGTGGTACAGAGCGTAGAGGTGGCGTGAAAGGTGTAGGCGCCAGCTCTACGCTCGAACCGTTGCTATCTGCTCCCCAGAGATCGAGAGCGACGCCAAAACGCATCGCTGCATTTTTTATAGCGTCACTGATAGCGGTCTTAACCGCATCCGCCCCTTTTTGATGCGGCTCAGATGCACCGTAACCAATTCTAGTTACGCCGCATACTGTAAGTCTTATCCATAGGCCGTTAAATTCATCTAATACAGGTGAGCCGTTATCAGATATAGCCATAGGCTGCCAGTACCACGCAGGATCTACAGAGATTAATCTATCTGTTACGACTGCGTGATTTATAAAATTATAGGATCTCTGTCCTACATTTTTTGCCTCTACTTGGTCGTCTCTAAAAGGCGCTCGTAACGCTTTAGCTTTGTCCTCGTTCATTTACTCGATCTCCTTACGTCTCTGTGACTCGACATAAATATTTAACCAGGGCAGCGACGTCACGCGATGCTCTCGTATTGCATCTAATACAGCTGATCGACCCTCAGGAGAGAAGCGCGTAGAGACGTATGGAGCTTTAATATCAAGTCCCATAAAAGGTAATATCTCACCTGTCATAGTGCTAAATACCTGGTTATCAGGTGTTATAGCTAAGGTTTCTAAAAATTTCTTACGAAATGAGTCACGCACCTTAGGCTCTATCTCGCTAGGAAAATTCTCAGTAATCCAAGTTACTAAAGCCTTTTCGTCAGTAACTACGCAAGATACATCTCGACTAACTAAGGTTATCTTTGCTACCTCTTGATTATCGATAATGGCTTTTGTCATATCAGCACCTACATTAGTTAGCTCATCTCTGGCTAATTCTCTTAATGTATTAGTCGCCTCTGTTACTGCATCCTTTATTACTGTTAGCGCTGCTAATTCTGACGCTATATCTTTTAAGTTCATTTACACACCTACTAGATCTGAAATCGGTTTAATATCGCTAAGGTCGTCGACCAAGTAGTAACTACCGCTAGGATGCTTAGATGGAGCAGCTACTACGTAACCGTTCCACTTAATATCTACACCCTCACGCCATTTACCAGGGAAAGTCATATCGGCAGATGCCCAGTAGTAGTAATGAAATCCATTACCTGTCTTTATACGTCTGGTCTCTGTTAGGCCGTCTATCGTGCCGCCATTACGTAGATCTACGTCAAAGACGACTAGATTAGATGCTTTACAGGCTATGCCTATATTTATGTCAGGCTGAGCCTTGAACCACTTATGAACAACTTCTATATCGTCTGTGGCGCTATATAGTCCACGTGGAGCGAATCTTTTATGAGGCTGTTTAGCTGCTACGCCTAAAGGTAAAATCTTAAAGCCTAGAGCTGCATATGTAATCGCGTAGTCATAGATACGGTTCATTATTGCTCGTATCTTGTCGATGGATGCTTACGCGCCGCTACGCGACCACGCACGAATCCTCTTTGATGACCGTTATAGTGACCGTAATAATAACCAGTCATAAAAATACCTATAGCACATAGAAATATAAATAGATCTGTGTACTCTTTTATAAATTGCATATCTGTCCCTTTGTCTGGAGGGTTGAGGGGTTCCAGACCACATAATGGTACTACTGCCTCCAGACAGTCAGACACCTAGACACGCCGACCTCTAGGGTTACTTTAGGGTTATAGCCCAGGCTGTTGAGCAGCGCTGGATTACCTACGCGGTATGCGACACCTTTAGGAGCGCCTTCATCGACCTCTACGACTGGTTTATAGCCCACCTGACGAGCCACTAGGTTAAATAGCTCCATAAAGGTCGTAGGCCTGCCTGTAGATAGGTTTATGTTTATGCTCATACGGTCTTTAGCCAGTAGTAAAGAGGCCTCTACTATGTCGTCTATATGTATCCAGTCTCTAGTAGTTAATGCTGATCCCCAGATGGTAAAGGGATCGGCCTTACGACCAGCTCTCTCCATAAAGCTAGGGAACGGATATTCCAGGCTTTGATCTTCACCATAACCGCTAAAGGGTCTAAGTACAGTAACGGTTAGGCCATCACGTCTTAGATGCTCGCAGAGCATCTCTCCAGTTAATTTAGCCCATCCATAGGTATAGTCTGGCAGACGTATATCTCTAAGGTTTATATCGTTTTCTGTAAGCATCCTTTTTAGCTCTAATGTCTGTAGCTCTACAGGATAGGCAGCGCTAGAGCTAAAGTAGAGAATATGTCCAGGCTGTGTACGTATAGCCCACGATGCCATCTCGCTATCTATTGATAGATCTACAGCCAGAGATAGCGGACTACCCTCGATAGTCTGCCTACCTCCTACGACTGCCGCTAAATGGATCAAAAGGTCGAAATAGGTATCATCGCGTCGAAAGAAATCTCTAGCATCGATACCGTCTTTTATGTCGACATATGTCACGTTATGATCTAATAAAGCATATGTAAAGTGACGACCTACAAAACCTCGATTACCAGTGATTAAGATTTTCACGAGAGCGCCACTACTAAGTCTTTATAAAACTGACTGTTTATAAAGTCCTCGTAGATTAATCTATCGTGGCTATAATACTGCTCAGAATTGACGCGTGCGTAATGATCATCCATAGCACCCTTAGCGGCTAGTGGATGCATATGCTCGATTACTATGTTTTCTGCATAAAACAGGCCATTAATATCCTGGCCTAATTTTTTCCAGAAATTATCTAGGTATAGATGTTTAGCTTTAGGCTGACACATACCTTTAAGGTTTTCTACTATGCCTCTAGTCATTAGACAGGCAGTAGGTAGATTACCGCCTTGCAGTAAGTCATTACCGTAGGCTATTCCTTGTTTATTACCTGGTATTAGTAGTGATAAAAGGTAATCCCAGAAATCAGTACGCGGTACGTGATCATCTCCTAAAAAACCAAAATAGCTATAGCGATCGTATTTAGTATCGTCTAGTAAAACCATCGCAGCCATATTAAGAGGCTGAGCCATACCAGCGGCGGTTATGTGATTAGTTATTATATTTATGTCGTCTATCGCTTGATAATCGCGTAGCGACCAGTCATCTATATCGCAGACAAAATATAAATCTGCTACAGCTTTAGTATCTTTCCAGGCTTTAAGAAGCCTTTTTGCGTTTTGTGGCCTTCCCCTGGTTGGTACAATGAATACACTTTTTTGCATTTTGTCCCCCTCGATCGTGGTCTTTGAGATGCGTGAATAGCATACGCCTAAGCTCTCTCAGATCGCCTAAAACTTCATCGGCAAAACCGTTAGAGACAGGGCGGCTATTCTTTTCTGCACGTGAAGCGAATATAGCGGCTACCCCTGATATGGTCGCAGCCGCTATAACGCCTAGCTGAATTAAAAGACTATCCACGTCCTAAAGAATCCTTAGGATTTAGATACCGCATAAGAGGCGGTAATACGGCAGCTGCCGCAGCGCTAGTTAAACCTTTTATCGTTACGTCGCCAGTAGCTAGGTAATAAGCTAAAGCTGCGCTAAGCGCGGCTCGACCCCAGGAGGCCGCTACCTGTTGCGCTGTCTTGATCTGTTTTTTCTGGTTCGGTTTCATCGGTCTCCATTTCTAAACCTCTTATTAAAATCTCGACTTGCACTGCATTTAGAGCTATCTCAAAATGCATCTCGTCCTTACGGTTACGATAATTACCGCCCCATCTTAGACCATATTTACGGCATAAACGGTTAATTATCCTTACTTGCTCGTCATTAAAAGTACCTACAGCCGCTAGCGGATGCTGAGTAGCATTAAGATCTATAGCAGTGCCGCTACTGTGATTAGAGACTACGGTATTAGATCCTCTGACCTTGCGATAGCAATAGCCCCAGTCGTCTAGGGTTTTACCCTCGTCTATAGGTTCGACTAACTTATGAAATTCTGCAGCAAAACCAATTAGTAAAGGCGCTACAGGCTTAGCTACACGTAGCTTTAGATCTGTCCCAGGGACGCGCTTACGAACTATATCTATAGCCTCTGGATCTGCAGACGCAGGCCATCCGTTAGCGCTCTTTTCCATAATCTTTATAGATTGTGCTACGCGGTGGGCTTGCCTAGTGTGAGCCCATCAGGTATCGGTTTGCTATATTCCCATCTAGCAATATAAGCGCCTTGTCCATCACTATCATCTTGAAGGTAAATGCCTAACTGCTTAAATGAATCAGTAGGCTTTATTTCTGGATAGGCTGCAATAATCTGTTCCCATAGTTCCATTGTTTATGCTCCTAAATAAGTTACTGAAAAGAATGAATTATCCGCGCCAGCATTAAAATTTAAAGCGCCACCAGAATTTTGATAACCTCGTAATTCTAGATAATCTCCCGCTATACACTCAACTATTGTGCTAATAGTTAAAAATTCATAATCGGTGTTAATAACTCCGTAAAAATAATTAACAATACTTCCATTTTTCAATACATTTAATTCTCTATATCCAGAGCCAGTTACGTAATAGGCTGAGCCTAAAACAAGATACTTTCCACCTTTGCCGCTTGGTATTGTCATTCTTGAATTATTTGTAGAATTGTCGTGAAATGCGTCAGTGTCAAATCTTTCAGCGTTCCAAGTGATGATAGTATCTGTGTTATTGGTAAGACTTTGCGCGCCTGTTTTTGTTACATAAGCGCCGACAAAAGTTGAACCACTAGCAGGCGTAGCAAACTTTAACCCTGTTGCCTCATTGCTATCAGCTGTTAAAACTTGACCATTAGTTCCAACCGCTAGACGGCTAAAAGTATCTGCACCAGTTCCAACAATTAAATCGCCTTTAGCATCGATAGCAGTTGCCATCGAGTTAGTAATAGTTACTGTTCCGCTAGTGCCACCGCCGCTAATACCTGTACCAGCTGTAACACCTTCAATATCGCCAGTAGCGCCACTTGCTGCCCACGCGCTGCCTGTGTAATACCAGAGACTGTTATTATCTTTTGTGTATGCGAACTGTCCCTCTTGCGGTGACGTTATAGCGGCATTTCTTGCAGCTTCACTAGCAAAAACTAAGACACCTTGCATTAAATAACCATTGACGTCCGCACTGGTCAACACCTCACCAGTGTTAAACGTCTTAAATCCTAAACCTGCAGCCATTTATATCTCCTTAGTAAGCGAGCGAGTCCTCATCCAGTAGGCCATCTACTAGAGAGTCTAGCACGAAGCCACTCGCGAACGGTTGCGCGGTGGTAAAAGTAGTGTTAAACGAATTAGGGGTAATGTCATAAGCTACGCCAGTAATTACGGTATCGCTCTCTACGTTACCACCTTGCAGTACCTGTATAACAGTAATCGGATCATAGACGTCTAGCTCTAAAGCTGCAGTAACGCGGCTTGGACTTGCTCCATCATATGCATCTAAAGTTATAGCCTCTAGTCGTAGGTCTGCTCCTACCTCCTGGCGACTTGCTACGATCATAAGTGCCTGATTTAAGGCATCCGTATCAGTCTGCGCTATCGAGCTACGGTTACGAGTATGCTTAAAAAATGTGTCGATACTGTCTAGATTATTTACGGTCTGTGGCGTACCGCCAGTGCGTGTAACAGTGCAGCTATTTATAAGTCCAAAATCTGATAAGTCGAAAGCTACCTTTTGATATGTAATAGTGCCTGGTAGACCAGAGTCGCTAAAGACAGTAGACGTACCGCCAGAGGCTGTAATTATGTCCTGCCTAGACTTAAAGGTGGCGTAGCCTTGCTGGTTAATATAAAAGGCTCCTAGATCTGTAGCCTCGACCGTCTGACAGGCTGCTAGGGCTGTCCTAGTAGTACCTGTATCAGCCTGTACCGTAGTGGTACTGGTCGTAGATATAGCACGCATACCGCCAGGCCACTCAGCGGCGTCTAAGATGCTAGTAATGCGCTGCGCTGTAGTCTGTCCAGCCGTACCGCCTGTAACAGTACCTACAGATGCAAGGTTTAATAGTTGAAATCCATCGACGCAGTTTAGGTCGACAAAGGCAGGGTCAAATCCTGTAGGTGAGGTATATTTCCAGGACTGTACATACATAGATCCTAAAGCGTATTCCTGGCCTGCGAACGTACCTATAAAACGTATCTTGCGCATCGGTAAAATTTTTCCGTATAGTGGACTTAATGTATTGGCAGGATTAAATAAACCTGTCTCGTCAATGAGACGCACTGCAGCATTACCAGCGGTAAAAGTGTCAGATGTACGATTATAAGCTCGTCTTATACCAGCTCGTAGCACGTATTGACTTACGTCCACGATTTCAGATGCGCTAGTACCTAATACAGACTGGTCTAGCGGTGTAGATGGATCATCAAGTACTAGACTAGGGTCAAAGTTAGCGCCGTTGCTAAAGTCGATAGTGCAGGTAAATACCGCGCCTGTACTCATTAGATACCCTCTAAGAGTATGTTATTACCTGTCCGCTGTGTCGCATATACAGCATCGGTTACAGCTGCTACTAAATCATTTTGAGCTACTACTGATCCCTGGACATTTACATTTATTGTGACGCCTTCATCTCTCGCTCTAAAACTTGCAGGATCAAAAAACGATGGCGTAGCCATACTCCGAGCGTCAGCGCTAACGCCTGTCTCCTCAAATTTTCTAAACGATGAAACGTCAAAATTAGATGGTACAGATGTATCGTCAAAAAGATTACGTATACTTGTTCCAGTCTCCTCAAAAAATCTAAAGCTACCTAAATCAGGGACAAAAGGCCTCTTAAAAGGTTCGCCGCCTTGCTCTCCAGGTAAATCAATATAGGGAGGTCTAATAACAGGCGGTTTAGGCTCTACTAAATCTTTAGTCCTATCCTCGTCTTTTTTTCTAAATCTACTAGGGTCAAAAGTACTAGTCCCACCGCCAGTAATACCAGGTATAGCAGGCATCGTAATAGTTGCGCCTATATTTATAGTGTACTTACCCTCAATAATTGCTTTTAGTTTTGCAATAATGGCGTCTAAGTTATCTGTAAATTTAATCTCAGGTTTAAGAGCAGCTAAGGCATCTATAGAGGCTTTATCAGATGCAAAGCCTGCGGTCTTTAATAATTGTAAAACCTTTTCTAGGTTCATCGCATCGTCATAACGCCCCTGCGTCGCAGCCTGTAAAGTCTTAATAGCCTCCTCGTCTGTCTGATAATCTGAAATCTTTAACGCAGATAACTGCAGTACGCGATCTCTGTCAGTCTGTGACAGTTGACGACGTAACGCTGCCTGTAAATTAATTGCATCTATATCGAACTTAAAAGAGATGGCATTACGTAGTCTTTCTAATTCTGCGCTACGCTTCTTTTCTGCAGCTCTTTTAAGTTCATCGCGTTTTAATCTAGCTATCTCTGCCGCTCTCTGTTTAGCTAGCTCTACCTCAATTTTAGCTAATTGTGTTAATTTAGCTTGATCCTGTAATGCTTTTCTCTGTAATTCCCCTGCGGCTAAATCTGCTTTTAGCTTAGCATCCGCGGCTCTCCCTGCATCGCCGTAATCTATTCCTGCTAAACGATCTAAGAAATCAAAAATAGCTAGGACGGCTGGACTCTTAGCCAGATCGTTAAATTTAGATGCTACTTTATCTATAAACCCTATGGCCTTACCTAAACCTGTACCAAAGGATTCACCTAGATTAATTATTTTTTCCTGCGTATCTTCAATACTTAAACCAGACTTTTCTAAACCTTTTACAAAGCCTTCGCCTGCCGCTACTTGCGCCTCCTCAAAAGCTACTTTTAATCTATCTAATTTAGTTGCATAAGTATCGGCTTGCTTGACGCCAAACTCCCCCTGTAAAGCTACTAAGACGTCCTCAAAGTTTTTGCCCTCTAATTCAGCTTTCTCAAAACCTATACGTAGTTTTACTAGGGCATTAAAGTCACCTACAAAGGCTCGCGATAGAGCGTTACTTACTTGCTCTAACTCTAAACCCTTACGATTACTAATCTCGACTGCTAGACCTAGTAATTTTTGAGCATCTGTTAAAGTATATGTAGTCTGGATTAATTTTTGTAAAGATGGTATCAATTTATCTTGCGATACGCCACTGGCTAAAGCAAGGTTACGAGTAAAATCAGTAGCTAAACTGGTAGCAAAAGCTAACCCTAGTTGGTTCAATTCAGATTCTAGACGCTTGGTATTTTTTTCTAGCTCTGCAAATTGTTTACTAGATTCTTTTACAAAAGCAACTACAGCCGCAGCGCTTAAAGCTACGCCTAAAGTCCTACCAAATTTTTGGAGAGTTTTTATAGATTTCTTAGTGCTTTTATCAAGATCCTTAAAACCTTTATCTTTAAGGCGCGTAATGAAATCGACCGCTACCTCTTTACGACCCATTACCATTATTTAACACCTCTTATAAACTTATATAAGCGTTGGTCTATTACCTTAGTAATTTCATTTCTAACCTT